CCTACCACGATCTAAAAAATGCATATGTAAAAAAAAATTGACACAAAAAAGGCAACTGGTGAAGCTGTAAATTATAGCTCTTTCGGTTGCCTTTTGAATTGCTTTAGTACACTAAAGTTTTCTTTAGCCTACTTTGTGTTGATTAATAATTAATCTATTTGTCGCACCACTGGTTATCTAAATGAGTACGACAAAACTTACTGGTTGTCGGATCGTTGATGAGTACCTTCAGAGTTCTTATGTATTCTTTTTAACAGCACTACAGCAGTACCCATTGTGTGCAACGTGTATTCTATTGGTATGCTTGAGCATTGCTGTTAGTACCCTCATGAGGACTACGTTGTGCCCATTGGCTTTTCCAGTGGTCAGCTGTCGTTGGGTACATCACTGTCCTACACGGAACACGGCTTCGCTAACTGGTCGTATTACTTCAGTAATGCCTATAGCGTACCTATCTGTGCTGTCGTGTTGTGTGCAATTAGGCTCTCAAGGGCTGTCCATAGCCCTCAATCAAAAAGAGACTAATTGTGCACAACAATGACTACTTGTGGATAACAATTGGATATCCTTTAGCGGACTAAAGTATTCCAGTGGTGGTCTGTGGTTATCCATCAGGTAGTCATTAATAGTCGCCATTAGTGGTCTGTCGGTTATCTCCAGTGAACGACGTGAAGTCCATAGGACGGAGCACGGAGTGAACCATAGGTAGTCAATACGTTGCTCTATACGATTTGTACATTATGTCTACTGTGTGTGGACTATAAGAGTACTAGTGTGTTTCTGTGGTGTACAAATTGCACGTCGCGAGTATCAAAAAGTATGTTCTAGTATACACGAACTCAAGCCCCCACCAACAGATACCATTGGTATAACTGTGGTTGTGCAGAGTGAACATGCACTAGGTAGTAGGAGTTACTGTGAGTGAACCTGCGGAGTACCAAGCGTGAGCGTAGGGACGACGTGGCAGGGGCACGGGGGGCTCAGGCTCTAATCTTAAGGATATATATGGGCTCATAAAATTTTGTAGCAATTTTCCCCTCTAGGTGGACATTAGGGACTTATGGTTAATATATCGTTATCGGAAGTAATAGACATTAGGTTTATCTATTAGTTCCTCTAAACGATTGCCAATGGCTTTTCCATACACAGTCCGAATTAGATTACTATTGGAGTGCCCTAGTTGGGCTTGTAGGTTCTTTTCGCTTACACCATTAGCTAAACTGTGGCTCGTATAGTTGAGTCTAGCGTGATGTGGTGTTAATACGAATGGTAGATCCAGTGCTTCTGTAGCTTTCCTGAAGATATTCTTTATAGCAACTCTTGATACTGGCTGATTACTACAGCGTCTCGATTGGGCTATATAGGAGTCCTCTAGGTATCCTACATCTGACCACTGTTTGGCTAAGAGCTCTATAGTTGTCGGATCAGTAACGATGACGTCTCGAATACTAAAGGCTGTCTTAGGTTCATGGTTAGTGCACTGATGTTCGTCGAATGTTTTGGTTATCTTAAGAACGACATAAGCTATTCGGTCGGTATCCTTTGGGTGAACTTTAGTGTGTACTTTAGTGTACCAAAGGACGTCTGACCACTTGAGGGCTAAGGCTTCCCCTATTCGTAACCCTGAGGTAAACAGGAGTCTTATTAGGTAGTACCAGCGGTTAGGCTTCAGGTACTCGAATAGTTGGTCTACTTGTTCTCTCGTTAGGGCTTGCTTAGGCTTTGTAACGTGTGCCTTAGGCGGTCTCCTGAGTTGTTGTGAGAAGTCCTTAGGAGTCAATTCATCATAGTATAGTTCCTTTAAGGTTTTCTTTAGGAGTGCTATACATACCTTTTGTGAAGTCGTTAAGGTATTGATGAAGTTTTGTAACTCTAGTCGTGTTAAGTCATCAATTTGTCGGTCTTTAAAGAATGGTCTGAAGTGCTTGTTAATGAGGCCTTTGTAGGTCTTTAGTGTACTAAAGGAGTACTCACTTTCTTTGTACTTAAGCCATTCATCAATATAGTCTAAATATTTCATTGTTACACCTCTTTAGAATTACCTAAAGAGTAAACTTGCTACCCTTTAAGTATAACAAAGATGTGTATGGATCGGAAGTTGTTCTATTAGTATTCCTAAAGTATCATGCTTACGCCGTAGTCTTTAGGTATTCTAATAGTTTGTCTTAAGTTATCTAATAGAATACTTTAGTTATCTAATTGAACTCTAACTTCGTTAGGATACTAATTGATACTAAAGTGTCTTATTGATACCTTATTGAGTAAAAACCTTAATAAAGTTCTTTTAAACACTAATAGTTAAACTTGAGTTATTCGACTGACGTAGAGTACTCAAGAATTCTATTAGAAGAGCTAAAAGAGATAACTTAAGATAGTCGAAGAGTATCTCTTCTATATCGTCTGTACATTGAGAAAAACTCATAGAAGGATTACTTATAGGAATACTTAAGTAGTCTTATAGTAATACTATAGATATACTTAAGAGTGCTTATAGAGTAACTATAGATATACTTAAGAGATACTATAGTTACTCTATAAGTTTATGTCGTATATAAAGAACTACAGACTCTATGGCGATTTTGTGTCGTGCGTGTGTAGAGGCTTATGGTAATTCTTAGGTACAAATACCTTAGACAATCTTTGGACGACAAAATAAACCTCTGTGCACGCTCATTTAACACAAAAACCCTAAAGAAATCGTGTTGACTCCTTTAGGGTTTCATATCAATAATTCTTTAACATATTATAGGTACTTATTCGTTTTGCTTCAGCTCGTCCCATTGGTCGCATTTGGTTACTTTCGTCTCTGTAGAAGATGCCTTTATCAGGATCTAACCACTGCTCTAGTTTAGCTTCCATTTGCTCCAATACGCCTAGCTCCTCGTCTCTATCCATGACTTCTAACCAGTAGGCTACAGCCATACATAATGCGTCTAAGCGGTCATCGTGAGCTAGTGCTCCTCTGTCTCTACTTAAGCGTGTCATTTGGTAGACTAAAGAATAAGCTGGTGCGTTCTCATAGACTTGGTAGTCATCAACGATAACTTGTTTATGTACGACAAGTTTATGTCTCATCATGACTGGCTCAAGGGTATCAATGATACGTGCTTCCTTCTGTGCATAGTTCTTTACTTCAGTGATACGACAAGGGTGTATTGCATTGATAACTGGTGTAAGTAGTTTAGAGAACATACCATCACCAAAGTTACCCTCTAGGACTATCTCGTTGACTCCATACATTTTAGCCTTGTTTGCTAATTGTCTCATTGTAGAGTCGCTATAGCCCTCTTTGGTACCACCTACTTCCATCAAGAAGAGATAACCATTGAGATACTTAACGATTGCATAAGAGGTCTCGTCCTTGCCTCTACCTGATGGATCGACTGCCATGACTGTACCAGTGTACTCATAGACTTCTGAGGAACGTCCTTGAGGCTCATAGAAGTAGTCGCCTTTAAGGGCTACGCAAGGCAAGTCATTAATACGGAGTTGTCTGTCATTACTCCAGTACCATTTAAGGTTAGCTTCATCAAGCGACAAGTTAGCAATCATCAAGTCTTGTACTTTCAATGGGTACTTCTCTTGGTCGCTCAAGTTAGTGTTAAGCATAAACTGAAGTGCAAAGCCAGCTTTACCATAAGACAATCTACGTTTATAAATTTCTTCTTCATCGAAGCGTCTAGGATCTGTAGGCTTACCTGCATAGAGGTCAGGGTTCTCGTCATATTTGTTGGCTATAATCTTAGCTAAGCGGTCTCCATAGAATTCTCTTTCAGATAAACTCTCAGGATACAATACAGTCCATATGCGACAACGATAGCCACGCTGTTGCAATTCATTGTACAAGCTCATTTCGTTCTGAGGAGTACCTAAGTAAACTATTTGTCCACCCGGTTTAATGATAGCGTCAAACTCCTTAACAGCTTCATTGAGCTTGTCTCGTTGTGTCTGAGTGCCACTATTGTTAGCTACTTCAACGTCATCAGCAATAAGTAGGTCTGCACGACTACCAGTCAACTGCCCTGATATACCTACAGATTTAATACTAGGAGAAATATCAGGAACAGCAGGACCGACATCAAATAGGTTCTGTTGGTCTCGTTGGTCAGGTCTAGCTTTTAGATGAGCTAAGAATGGTAGCGTATAGATAATACGTTTGATAAAGATAGCGTTGGCGTCTGCTCTGTCTTTAGAAGCGGAGACAATCTCTACTTTCTTCTGAGGATCTCTCCAAAGTGTCCATACAGCGTAAGCACAGGTAATGAATGATTTAGCTACACCACGGAACCCCTCAATGATAAAGCGGTCATTAGGAAGGTTCTGAAGTGTATGAGCTATGTCGTACTGAATTGGTGTCGGATCAGGTAGACTAATCATCTTCCATACCATGTATATGAATACCCTGAAGTCCTCTTTAGCCTTCGCTATCTGTTCTTCAGTCCACTCCATTAGTGTTCACCATAGTGCTCTTCTATGAGTGCTGGTGGATCGAACACTGGAATTTCATGAGTTTCCTGTTTGACTTCAATAGCCAGCTCAGGAGTTGTGTCTAATTTGTTGTCTTTAAGAAATCGTCGGACTTTCTCAAGGAATGTTGGTGTACGTCGAAGTTCTTCGTCATGTAAACCATCAATAAGAGCTTCTACTTCCATTTCTGCAATTTTGTCTAGTAGTTCTTGATTAATCTTCACTGTTTGTCTCCTTTCTTGCGTGTAGCATTAAGGTCTAATTTGTTTACCTTTACGACTCCTTTAGGTGTCTTGCCTAGTCTGTAGTCCCATAGAGGGCAGTCCTCTGAAGGGCAGTTATCGACTTCTTTAGTGTCGTTACAGCAACAATCTAAACATTTAGCTCTAATAGCTTTCATTTGAGTTCTAATTACTTTAGCCATAAGTTCTCCTTAGCGTTCTAATTCATGCTCAAATATAATCTCTGTACACTCCGCATTGATGAGCATTACAATGCTATGGTGTGCAGGTGCTTTACTATCCTCACCATCTTCACTGATAAACTTGATACGTTTAGTTGGTACATAAATAGCTATATTAGTTTTCTTATAGAGTGCATGACGTTTTACACCGCCTAGGCTCTCTATAGGTAGAACTAATACGCATGGTTTACCACTCTCTATACAGCGTTCAATAATCGCATCTTTGTTGCTGTACGGAGGGTTAGTGATTAGATAGTCGTATTCATAATCTTTTGTTAGCCAATCTTTTATTCCATAGATGGCTTGTGGATCATAATCTTTGGTTATGACTTTATAGAAATTGCTTTTTTTTGTGTCGAATGGTAGGCAAATACGGTCGCCTCTTTTAGGTGGGAATACTTTAAGCATTGTCTTAACTGTCTCCAGTGGTGTGTACCATTCATCTGTCTTGCTCCCTTTAATTAGTGCTTGTCTCAATATGCCTCCTTAGGAATATAAAAAAGCCCCCTACGGAATATCCATAGAGGGCTATTGGTTAGAACCAACCAGTAGCGGTTAGTGTTGTTCTTTTTGTATGTTCTTTTTGACTGTAAAGGTCAGCTTTAAGGTCTACGTCAAACTTAGGTGTTTGGTACGACAATCTAGCTCCTGCTGTGATTGCCTTATCATTGTTAAAGTCTGTCTCGACATAAACACCTTTCTTAAAGCGTGGTTGCTCAGGTAGTGTTAAATCAAGTACTGCTTCGTGTACTTCAGTTACTACTAGCTTACCATTGTCTAACTTATGTTCTTCCTTTACATTGTCTGTAGCAAG